AAGTCCTAAGACATTGGGAATACTATTTCAACTTTGACGGACCACCAACAACAACAGATGACGTATCAGCTGCTGGCGGTTCAAATGATGAAATACACATCGCTGTTATTGATGAAGATGGTTCAATCACAGGAACTGCAGGAGAAATCCTAGAAACATTTGCAGGTCTTTCACAGGCGCATGACGCTAAAGACGCTTCAGGTAATTCAAACTATTATCCAGATGTGCTTTATAGAACTAGTAAGTTTATCTATTGGATAGACCACATCAGCACTTTATCAGACGGTCTTGGTAAAACAGGACAAACTTTTGATAATGAGTTAGCAAATGCGTTTAACGTATCTAACACTTCACTTTCTGGTGGAACAGACGATTACGCTGCTACTAACGCTGAGATTGCAACTGCATATGAAAAATTCAATGACGTAGAGAACGTAGAACTTGGTTTACTTCTTTGTGGTCCTTCACAAACAGGTGCTGACGCTACTGGCGACACAAAAGCAACTGCTGTCATGGATATTGCAAGTGCAAGAAAAGATTGTGTGGCATTTATTTCACCTGCGAGGGGAGATGTTGTCAATGTTGCAAACGCTGTTACACAAACACAAAACGTTGTAGGATTTGCTGATGGTTTACCATCATCAAGTTATGCTGTCATTGATAGTGGTTACAAATATATGTACGACAAGTACAATGATATATTCAGATTTGTACCATTAAACGGTGACATCGCTGGGCTTTGTGCAAGAACAGATAATATCGCTGATCCTTTCTTCTCACCTGCTGGATTTAACAGAGGGCAGATTAGAGGTGCAATAAAACTTGCTTTTAACCCAAATCAAACACAAAGAGATGAGTTATACAAAGCAAGAGTTAATCCTGTAACAGCATTTCCTGGTCAAGGAACTGTGTTGTTCGGTGATAAAACTGCTCAATCAAAACCAAGTGCATTTGATAGAATCAATGTAAGAAGATTGTTTATCACTTTAGAGAAAGCAATTTCTACAGCTGCTAAATTTCAACTCTTTGAGTTCAATGATGAATTTACAAGAGCACAATTTAGAAATCTAGTAGAACCTTTCCTAAGAGATGTACAAGGTAGACGAGGTCTTACAGACTTTACTGTTGTTTGTGATGATACAAATAATACTGCTGATGTTATTGATAGAAATGAATTTAGGGCTGACATTTTTGTTAAACCTGCTCGTTCTATTAACTTCATTCAACTTAACTTTATTGCTACTCGTACAGGTGTTGCCTTTACTGAAGTAGCAGGCGCATAGGAGGGAATTTAAAATGCCAAATATTAATGACTTTAAAGCCCGACTAAAAGGCGGTGGTGCAAGAGCCAATCAGTTTAAGGTAACATTACCTTTTCCTGGTTACTCAGCAGTTGGAGGAGAGACTGCTACATTAGCATTCTTATGTAACGCAACTGTCATACCTGGGCAAAATCTTGGTACTGTTCCTGTAAATTTCAGAGGCAGAATACTGAACCTAGTCGGCGATAGAACATTTAATCCATGGTCTATTACTGTGTTAAACGATACAGACTTCTTAATCTATAGAGGTCTAGAAAGATGGATGAACGGGATGAATAATATGACTGATAACGAAGGTTTAACTAATCCTTCAGATTATCAAGTTGATATATTTGTCGATCACTTAGATAGAAATGGTGATACACTTAAATCTTATACTTTAAGAGGTGCATTCCCAACTGCTCTAGATGATATTGCACTCAACTATGGTACTAATAATACTATCGAGGAGTTCAGTTGTTCATTTACATATCAGTATTTTGAAACAGATACTACTACATAATATAAACAAGTTATAAGGAAAATATAATATGGTACAATTACTTGGCTTCCAAATAACGAGACAAACAGATGATAAGGAGAAGCCCGCTGAAGCAAAACAAGCCTTCACGGTGCCTTCTCCTGATGATGGCACAACCACTATATCGGCGGGCGGCTACTTTGGCCAATACCTCGATATGGAGGTTACTGCCAAGAATGATGTTGACTTAATTAAAAGATATAGAGAAGTTGCCCAACATCCTGAATGTGATATGGCAATTGAAGATATCATCAATGAAGTTATTGTCTCAGACGATAGAGATCAGTCAGTCTCAATATCACTAGATAAACTAGCAGTTTCGGAGAATATCAAAACAAAAATTCGTAACGAGTTTGACGAAGTTATGAAATTATTAAACTTTGATGAAAAAGGTCACGATATATTCAAAAGATTTTATATTGATGGTCGTATTTACTTTCACAAAGTTATAGATCCAAAAAGTCCAAGAAAAGGACTTACAGAAATTAGATACATAGACCCACGAAAAATTAAAAAAGTTCGTGAGGTAACAAAGAAAAGAGATAGTAAAGGTAAAGGTATTGAAATTATAGAAAAGACCGCAGAGTGGTTTGTCTATAATGAAAAAGGAATGTCATCAGCAAACTCAAATGCTGGTCTTAAAATTTCTACAGATTCAATAACTTATGTTACATCTGGTATTGTTGACCAAACTAAAAATATGGTTATGGGTCATCTACACAAAGCAATTAAACCTGTCAACCAACTAAGAATGATTGAAGATGCTGTCGTTATTTATAGAATAGTAAGAGCACCTGAAAGAAGAATATTCTATGTTGATGTAGGTAATTTACCAAAAGTAAAAGCAGAACAATACTTACGAGATGTTATGGCAAGATATAGAAATAAACTTGTCTATGACGCTTCTACTGGTGAGATTAGAGATGATAGAAAGCATATGTCTATGCTTGAAGATTTTTGGTTGCCTCGTAGAGAAGGTGCAAAAGGTACTGAAGTTTCTACACTCGCAGGTGGTCAAAATCTTGGTGAAATTGCTGATGTGCAATACTTTCAAAAGAAGTTATACAAATCTCTTAATGTGCCTATCTCTAGAATGGAATCAGAAAATGGTTTTAATTTAGGTAGAGCCGCAGAGATTACTAGAGATGAACTTAAATTTACAAAGTTTGTTCAAAGACTAAGAAAAAGATTTACTCAATTATTTCATGATGTATTAAAAACACAATTAGTTCTAAAAGGTATTATGACCATCGAAGATTGGTCTAATGTAAAAGAACATATACAATATGATTATTTGAGAGATGGATATTTTTCTGAATTAAAAAATGCAGAGATATTAAGAGAAAGATTAAATCTTGCAAACGAAGTTAGTCCTTATGTTGGTAAATACTTTTCTGTTGAATATATCAGAAAGAATGTATTGAGACAAAGTGATGAAGATATTGTCGAAATAGATAATCAAATTCGAGACGAGATTAAACAAGGTATTATTGCTGCTCCCGAAGGACAAGACATGGCGAGCGATGAAGATGCCGATATAAATATAGGAGATAATTAATTATGTCAAATGATAATGTAAAATCAATGGTCAATTCGCTTGCAGACAATGACAATGTTGCTGCTCAAGACGCATTTAAAAGTGCTTTATCTGATAAAATAGGTCAAGCATTAGATGATAAAAGAATGACCGTTGCAAATGATTGGTTAAATGCAGCTCATGAGACAGAGGATTTAGAACAAAATGCTCAGTTAAATGATAAGCCTCAAGGTGAAGAATCTAGCGAAGAAGATTCTCCTGAACAATCTATTGAAATAGATGATGAGGAATCAAATGAACAACCTGACATTTCAGAAGTTTAAAACTGAAATAAATGAACGCAGGTATATCGGACCTGAAGGCACGAAGGAGTTTAAGAAATTATCTCCAAAGTTGAAATCAGCAGTTCGTGATGTTTACAGTATGATTGATAAAACACCTGATCCTCTTTTAGGTAAGATCGAGGGTATTATTAATCAAGTAGCAAAAAAACAAGGAGTTAAAGTATCTGATATAGAAGATTACTTTGATAACGAAACAATAAAGTAAGGAAAACAAAATGGGAATTAGTACAAGAACACTTAAAGACACAGCTTTAGAATCTGGTAGTGGTGCTCAAGGTGGTAAAGTAGTCATACTAGTAAACATGGATGACAATACTACTGAGAACTCAAACATACTTGACGCAAGTGGTTTAGCAGGACACGCTAACGGTGCTAAATTAGATATCACTAGAATATGGTGGCAGTTGGTGCAAGGCACTGCTGATGACGATACTGGTCATGTAGAGATACAATTTAAAGGTGCGTCATCTGATACTACAGCAATTCGACTTGCAGGCACAGGTCACTATGATGGTACTGCTGGTAAGATTACTAATAATGCAACGAATACAACAGCGACTTCAGGAGACCTAGAGTTAAGTGCTTTTGGAACTTCTGGTAGTGTTATTATAGAACTAAGAAAAGACGAAGCATTTACTGCATAGGATTTTCTATGACAATTACGAACACTAAGGTTGTTGATACCACTTCGAAATACATAGTGCAATCGAAGGGTATCGGGAACGAAGAAGATCAAATCGTAGTTGACGCTGAAAAATTGACAAGTGGTAATAACGAATCAAAAGTAAACTTGATTGAATGTTATTATCAAATTAAAGGCACAGGAACTTTGAAGTTTAGTGCTGAGAGTGAAACAAATGATTTGAGTTTAACTGGTAATGGTAAGTATGGTTTACGACCAGATCAGTTAAAATTTGGAAATGATAAACAAATAAAACTAACAACTGATTCGAATGTTAAAAGTTATTTGTTAATTACAGAATTTAGGAGAAACTAAAATGGCAGATGTGGTTACATCACAAACTATTGTAGATACAGTCGGTGTTAAAACAGTTATGAAGTTCACTAATATTAGTGATGGTTCTGGTGAAACACTTGTAACAAAAATGGATGCAAGTGCTTTGAATTTTATGTCAGAGGATGCAGAGAGAGTTTTAGCAAAAATTTATTGGTCAGTAAATACAACAAATGGTAAATCTGGTGTAGAATTATTATGGGCAGGTAGTGGGACAAGTGCTGCTAATGCAACGATAGGGTTTTTCTCAGGCACAGGTTTTCACGATTACTTTGTTGCTGGTAATAGTATACCAAACAACGCAACACTAACAGCAAACACATCTCCTGCTGGTGATATATTATTATCAACAAAAGGTTTTGTGTCAGGAGATAACTATACAATTATTTTAGAAATAAGATAATGGGAAAAAAGAAAAAAGATTATTCTAGAGCAATTTTAGAACGAATTGTGGGAACAAAGTCTAAGACTTATCTTGCAGATGAATTTAAAAAAGCATTTGCAGAAAAGTATGGAGTTAAAAAAGAAGAAATGAAAAGAGAGATTGTAGATAAAATCTATAATAATAAAGAAAAGGTGGAGAAATGAAACTAATTACAGAAACAATAGAAGATGTCCAAGTCTTGACCGAAGAAACTAATGGTAGAAAAGACTATAAAATTAAGGGTGTCTTTATGCAGGCGGATATCAAGAACCGTAATGGTCGAATTTATCCAGTCGAAACTTTAGCAAGAGAAGTAAGAAGATATACAAAAGAGTTTATTGATAAAAGAAGAGCTTTTGGTGAGTTAGGACATCCTGACGGACCAACTGTGAACCTCGAAAGAGTTTCACACATGATTACTAGTTTAAAACCTGAAGGTAAAAACTTTATTGGTGAAGCGAAAGTCATGGATACACCATATGGTAAAATCGTTAAGAATCTTATTGACGAGGGTGCTGTATTAGGTGTATCATCTAGAGGTATGGGATCTATAAATCAACAAGGTGGAAGAAACTTTGTTGGTAAAGATTTTTACCTTGCAACTGCGGCTGATATAGTCGCAGACCCCTCAGCGCCTGATGCTTTCGTAGAAGGTATCATGGAAGGCAAAGAGTGGGTATGGGACAACGGCGTACTGAAAAGTATGGAAGTTGAACAATACAAAGAAGAAATCGAAAGAACTAAGCGTCAAGAATTGGCAACAGTTAAAGCAGATATCTTTAAAGACTTCATCAAGAAATTATAAACCTACGCAGCTTTGTTGAAAAGCGTACGGTTTGAGATGGTAGTTTGTATAAATAATAGTAAGAAAAAAATTAATTAATTTTTAATAAGGAGAGACCGAATGTCTGAAACCGAAGTAAAAAAAGAGGCAGAAGCAGTTGAAGAACAAAAGTCTGTAGTAAATAAAGACGCAGTTCCAGCTGAAAAAAGCCCCCTTAAAAATGACGCAGAGGATCTAGGTTCAGCAGTTACTAAACCAACTGATAGTAACCCAGACGCTACGAAAAAGGCAAAAAAAGTATCAGACCAGGTTAATAAAGATGCTAAAGATGGTTCATTACCAAATGACCAAAAACCAGCAGGCATGAAAGAAGAAGAAGCTGAAGTCGAAGGCGAAGAAATCGCTGAAGATAAAGAAGAATCTACTGAAATGAATATTGACCTATCTGATGATGTTAAGGCATTAGTTTCAACAGACGCAGACTTATCTGAAGAATTTAAAGAAAAAGCTGCAACGATCTTTGAGACTGCTGTTAAGACAAGAATACAAGAACAGGTTAAAGTACTTGAGGCTCAGTATGAAGAAAAACTAGAATCTGAAAAAGAAACAATAAAAGAAGCTATGACCGAGAAAGTCGATTCATATCTAAACTATGTTGTTGAAGAATGGATGAAAGAAAATGAACTCGCAGTTGAAAGAGGTATTAGAACTGAAATCGCTGAGGACTTCATTACTGGTCTTAAATCTTTATTCAAAGAACATTATATTGATGTTCCAGAAGAAAAGTACAATGTGCTTGACGACTTAACAAATCAAACAAAAGACTTAGAAGGTAAACTTAACGAACAGATTGAAAAGAATGTCAATCTAACTAAAGAAGTTTCTGAGTTGCATAAGAGAGAAGCAATCGCTGAAGTATCTGAAGATTTAACAGATACAGAAACAGAGAAGTTTATCTCTATGGCTGAGAATGTTGAGTACGATAGTGCTGAAAAGTTTAAGGAAAAATTAGAGACTATTAAAGAATCTTATTTCCCTAAAACAAAATCAGAAGTAGCAGAAGAAAATTCTGTTGATTCTGTGGCGGCGAATGAACCTGCTGTTGAAGCAAGTTCGGATGCTATGGCTGCATATACAGCCGCAATATCTAAAAACCTTAAGGCGTTAAACTCTTAATGTTTTTTAACAAAGTAAATCAAAAGGAGAGATAAAATGTATCTTACTGAAAACTTACAGGAAAAGTGGCAGCCAGTCCTAGAACATCCAGATTTGCCAAAAATCGAAGATGCTTATAAAAGAGCTGTAACTACTGTGATTTTAGAAAACCAAGAAAAATCAGTTAGGGAAGACCGAAGCTTTATGGCTGAGGCTGCACCTGCAAACGCAACTGGTTCTTCTGTGGATAACTTTGATCCAGTATTAATTTCGTTAGTCAGAAGAGCTATGCCAAATCTTATCGCATACGATATTTGTGGCGTACAACCAATGACTGGTCCAACAGGCTTAATCTTTGCTATGAAGTCAAGATTTGGTTCACAGGCTGGTGCAGAAGCACTATTCAATGAAGCAGACACAGACTTTTCTGCAAGAGATGCTGCTGGCGACACAGGATCACCTGACGCACAATCAGGAACTAACCCTGCAACACTAAACGATTCACCATCTGCTGGAACTTACACAACTGGTTCTGGTATGACTACTGCTCAGGCAGAAACACTTGGTGATGGTTCTGATGAGTTTGCTGAAATGGCATTCTCAATCGACAAGATTACTGTTACTGCAAAATCTAGAGCTCTAAAAGCAGAGTACACTATGGAACTTGCTCAAGACTTAAAAGCAATCCACGGTCTAGATGCTGAAACAGAACTTGCAAACATCCTTTCAAGTGAGATTCTTGCTGAGATCAATAGAGAAGTAGTTAGAACTATTTACTCACACGCTAAATCAGGCGCTCAAGTAAATACAACAACTGCTGGTATCTTTGACTTAGACACAGATTCAAATGGTCGTTGGTCAGTTGAGAAATTCAAAGGGTTAATGTATCAATTAGAGAGAGACGCTAACGCTATCGGTCAACAAACTCGTAGAGGTAAAGGTAATTTAATTATCTGCTCTGCTGATGTTGCTTCCGCACTTCAAATGGCTGGTGTTTTAGATTACGCTCCTGCGTTAAACTCAAACTTAAATGTAGATGACACAGGTAACACCTTCGCAGGTGTACTTAATGGTAAATTTAGAGTATATGTAGACCCATATGCTGCTAATGTATCAGCAAGTCAATACTATGTAATCGGTTACAAAGGAACTTCACCTTACGATTCTGGTTTATTCTACTGCCCATATGTTCCACTACAAATGGTGAGAGCAGTTGGTCAGAACAGTTTCCAACCAAAGATTGGATTCAAAACTAGATACGGAATGGTACAAAATCCTTTCGCAACTTCTGCTGGTGATGGCGCATTAGATAACTCTGGTGCAGTAGCCGCTTCAGCACAAAACTTATACTACAGACGAGTTAAAGTTACAAACATTATGTAATTTCGATTCCTCTCGAAAAATTAAAAAGGGGCTTCGGCCCCTTTTTTTTAGCCTCTTTTTTCTATTATAAATAGTAATATGACAACAGTAAATGTAATTAATAGAGAACCCTCTAAAAGAGATTATGCAAGTCCTGTACAGTTTAGATTTAAAATAACTAAACTACCATTAGTAGAATTTTTTGTACAGAGTGCTAATATACCAGGTATATCTTTAGGTTCAGCACAACAAAATACACCTTTATATGATATACCGATACCAGGTGATAAAATAACATACTCTGCTTTAGACTTATCATTTATCGTTGATGAAAATTTAAACAACTATAAAGAAATACATGATTGGTTATTAGGTCTAGGTTTTCCTAATAATCATACACAGTTTGCTGATTTACAAACAACAGGATCAGATAGATTTCCTGGTTCTACAAAAGATACAGCAACTATTGGCAGACAACCTAGAGCACCTTTATCTGAAGGTGGCACATATTCTGACGCAACACTAACAGTTTTAAATAGTAAAAATATTGCAAAGACAGAAATAAGATTTCAAAATGTTTATCCTACATCTTTATCAAGTTTAAGTTATGATGTAAGACAAACAGATATTGATTACATACAAGCAAATGTAAGTTTTCAATATATGAATTATGATATAGTACAAATATCTACTACATAGTAGTAAAAATATAGGATGATATATGATGACAAAAGCATTTTGCTTTGGTAACGGCAACTCTCGTAAAGGTCTAAATCTAGACGATTTTAAAAAATATGGCACAGTAATAGGTTGTAACGCAGTCTATCGTGATTTTACACCAGATATTGTTGTAGGATTAGATTCAAGAATAGGTCATGAAATATATCGTTCAGGTTATGCACATAAACACACTTGTTATTTAGGATATTGGACACCTGTTCCGATATTCGTTGCAAAAGAAATGTTGAAAACTATGGCAGATAAAACTGACATAGTGTGGAATGATAGCGAACAAGTAGTTTATCATGGTGCCGATGGAGTATTTACACTCACAAAAGGTCATAATTTAGGTATAACTTATATCACAGGTGTCAAACATCCAGACAAAGTAAAAGATATAGAACCAGATGTAGATGGTTTTGCATATGCAACAGGATCAAGAAGTATTCATCTTGCGTGTGAGTTGGGTGCCAAAGAGGTTTACATTATTGGTCATGATTTATATAGTTTAGATAATAAAATAAACAATGTATATGCTGGCACAAATTGTTATGCTGATAAAGATGCTGATTATGCAAGACCTAATAATCCTGATGAAACATTTAATTGGATATTACAACACAAAAACACATTTAATAAATTTAAAGATGTTCAGTTTTACAAAGTAAATTTAAATCATATTGGTAAAACACCGATAGATTGTGAAGTAGATGAGTGGAAAGAATGTAATAATTTATCTTATATAACACATAAAGAAATGACGAAAAGCCTTGACAAATAAACCAAAAGGTGATATAATAACGGTATGACATTAGAGGAATTACAACAACAAGTAGATAAAGATTTTAAACTTGATGACACAGAATTAGATACTGAATCAACTAAAATACCTTTACTACATAACAAATATTTACAACATTATAATAAGTTTTCTTTACTATTAAAAAAGGCAGAGTATGAACATAAAGTTATGCAAAGACAAAAATGGGAATACTATACAGGTAAAGCAGATCCTAGTATTTACAAAGAAAAACCTTTTGATCTAAAAGTATTAAAAGCAGATGTTCACATCTATATGGATTCTGATGATGAACTACAAAAGGCGGATCAAAAGGCTGCATATCTAAAACAAGTGGTTACTTATCTTGAACAAGTTTTAAGAAGTATAAACAACAGAACATTCTTAATTAAAAATGCAATAGAATGGAAGAAGTTTACAAGTGGTGCTATCTAAAGATTATCCTGCCTGTGTAGGTCTATCAAAGATAGGCAAGTATGGAAGAGTTTACGAATTATGGAACAACATGACAAGTTGTCCTACACCATGGTATATGAGATTATTACCTATGAAGTTTATTAAATGGGATAGAAACGGGAGTTATATTTTTTATGGAACATCAACAAATATTCGCAACTAATATATTCTTATTAGATAATTTTATATCTGATTTTCACTCTATAAATCTTGGTATGAAAAAGTATATTGGTGATTTATGGAATGAAAGAGACTATGATAATAACTGGCAAACAAAGTCAGCAGATTTACATACTAAAAAAGAGTTTGAGCACTTTTCAAAATTAGTTATAAAGACAGGTAAAAATATCTGTGATACTTTAGGATATGATGTAAAAGAATTAGTTATTACTGATATGTGGGCAAATGTTTTAAAAAATAATGAACATCATCCAGTTCATACACATTCTAATAATTTTTTAAGTGGCACTTATTATTTACAATCAGATCAAGGTGCAAGTATAGTATTTCACGATCCTAGACCTGCAGCTGATGTAATAGTGCCAAGAAAGAAAACAAAAAATACTTACAATTCTAGTTTATTAAGTTATGCGTCTAAAACAAATAGGGCAATATTTTTTCCTGCGTGGTTACCACATTGGGTGCAACAAAATAAGTCTAATAACAAACGCATAAGTATAGCATGGAATATGCAAGTCAAAGGACAAGTAGGAGAACATCATGAGTTCCAATCAGCAAATTTCTGATTACATATATTATTATCCACAAGTATTAAAACCAACTGCTTGTGATAATCTTATAGCACATTATAATAAAGATACATTTATGAGGTGGAAAACTTCTACCTTTTCAACAACAAGTGCTGTAACAGGCACATCTAAAGTAGATATGAAAGAGTTTTGGATAGGCCCAAATATGTTTGGGTATCAAACAATAAAACAAGGATTTGAAACAGCAGTAAATGATTATATCAAGGCACATAATAAAATAAAAATACAAGAATATACACACTTTAGAATCAACTGTTATGAAACAGGTGGTTTTATGAAAGAACATATAGACAATATCCATCATAGTCATGGTCAAAAACAAGGCTATCCACATCTAACATCATTAATATTTTTAAATGATGATTATGAAGGTGGTGAATTTACATTATGTGGCGAAAATCTAGACAAAGACAAAGGTTCTGCTGTTGTCTTTCCCTCAAACTTTATGTTTCCTCATGAAGTTAAAAAAGTAACTAGTGGTGTTCGCTATAGCATAATGACATGGATACTATAATAATTGAAAAGAAAAACGAAGTCTATATAACCGTTGATTGTGATCCAAACATTCAACGAGAACTATCAGAATTTTTTACATTTTATGTACCAGGCTATAAGTTTATGCCTGCATTTCGTAATCGTATGTGGGATGGAAAAATAAGACTATACTCACAGAAAACAAAAGAAATATATTTTGGTTTATATCCATATATTAGAGCATTTGCCGAAGAACGAGACTATCAAATCGTAACTGGTAAAGATGTAGAGATAGAAAACAAAGTCAATAAAGATATAGTTACAAAATTTTCAAATAGTCTAGGTCAAAGTTTTGAAGCCAGAGATTATCAAATAGACGCTATCTATCATAGTCTAAAATACAATCGAACATTGTTACTAAGTCCTACTGCAAGTGGTAAATCATTTATCATCTATGCACTTATACGATATTATTCACATTTAATTAAAGATGAAAAAAATAATAGATGTTTATTGATAGTGCCGACAACATCATTAGTTGAACAAATGTATTCTGATTTTAAGTCATATGGTTGGAATGTTCAAAAGTATTGTCATAGGTTGTATAGTGGATATTCTAATCAAACAGATAAAAGAGTTTTGATATCTACATGGCAAAGTTTATATAAGTTGCCAAAAAAATATTTTGAACAGTTTGGTGTTGTATTTGGTGATGAAGCACATTTATTTAAATCTAAATCACTTACAGAAATTATGACTAAACTTATAGATTGTAAATATAGAATAGGTTTAACTGGCACACTAGATGGTGCACAAACACATAAATTAGTTTTAGAAGGTCTTTTCGGCTCTGTAAATAAAGTTACATCTACAAGAAAACTTATGGATAAAAATCAATTATCGAATCTTACTGTTAGATGTTTAATATTAAAACATACAGCAGAAAATTGTAAAATGATATCACAAGGTAAATATCAAGATGAGATTGACTATCTAGTAAGTAGTAAGTCAAGACAAAATTTTATTCGTAATCTGTCTTTAAAACTAGAAGGTAATACATTAGTTTTATTTCAGTTAGTAGAAAAACATGGTAAAAATCTATACGAAATAATCAAAGAGAAAGCTGCTGATGACCGAAAAGTTTTTTATATTTTTGGTGGTGTTGAAGCAGACGAAAGAGAAACAATTAGAGGTATCGTAGAGAAAGAAAAAAATGCTATTATTGTTGCAAGTTATGGTACATTTTCTACTGGTGTTAATATAAAAAATTTACATAATATTGTTTTTGCAAGTCCATCTAAAAGTAGAATACGAAACTTACAGAGTATAGGCCGTGGATTAAGATTAGGCGACAATAAAGTTAGTGCTACTTTGTATGATATTGCTGATGACTTAACTCATAAATCAAAAGAAAACTTTACACTAAAACATTTTCAAGAAAGGATAAACATCTATACAGAGGAAGAATTTGACTATGAAATACACAATGTCGACCTAAAAGAATAGATAAATATTAGTATGGAAAAAGAATCAAAGAAAGCGCCAAATGATTTAACAGATTATCGTATCGTTAAATTAACAGACGGTAGTACAATAGTAGGCAGTATTTCATTGGATAAAAATTTTTTAAGAATACAGAATCCATTACAACTAATTACTACTCCTAGAATTACAGAGTTTGGCGTCAAAGATGATAATACTTTGGCACCTTGGATGCCTTTTAGCACAGATAAATTGTATGTGATACCAAAAGATAAAATCATTGTTATATCTAGGGCAGCGAAAGAACTTGCAAACTATTATGAAGTTATATTAAGAAAATTACAAACCACTAAAATCAAAACTTCCTATTCTGAAAATGAAATTAAAAAGATAATGGAAATAGCAGAAGAATTAGATAAAAGAATAAAAGAAAGTGAAGATGAAGAACTTGAATATGCTAATGAAAGTAAGGTTACACTACACTAGCTATAGCTACTCTCCCCGGCGACTACATAGTCGATTATACACAAATTCCTCAGATTGTCAAGCACACCAAAAAAATTAGTTGAAGGGCTTGCCTTTTAATATAAAATATAGTATAATAAGTTTATGAAAAAAGCAAAAGAAAAACCTCATTATGTAGATAATAAAAAGTTTCTTGAAGCGATGATAGAGTATCGAGATAAATGTGAGAAAGCAAAAAATAGAAATAGAAAAAAACCAGAAGTTACAAACTATATCGGCGAGTGTTTTCTAAAGATTGCTAATCACTTATCATATAGACCAAACTTTATTAATTACACATTCAGAGACGATATGATTAGTGATGGTATTGAAAACTGTTTACAATATATGGATAACTTTAATCCAGATAAAAGTAATAATCCATTTGCATATTTTACACAAATAATTTACTACGCATTTATTAGAAGAATACAGAAAGAAAAAAAACAAATACAAATCAAATCTAAATTAATTGCAAATACAGGTGTTGAAAATATGATGGATCAATTACAAGGAGATGATGCACAATATCAAAGCCAATTATTAGATTTTTTACAGAGAAATTTAAAAGAAGAAGAACCAACTAAAAAATAATATGAAAATAGCATTGTTGAACGATACCCATTTCGGGGCTCGTAATGATAGTAATATATTTGATGAACATTTTTATAAGTTTTATGATAATATATTTTTCCCATATCTAAAAGAACATAATATAAAAACACTTATACATTTAGGTGATGTTGTAGATAGAAGAAAATATATCAATTATAGAATCGCTCATAATTTTAGACACAAGTTTATGCAGAAATTATGGCAAGAAAAAATTGATACTCATATACTTATAGGTAATCATGATATCTATTATCGTAATACAAATAAAGTGAATGCTGTTCAAGAACTATGCACAGCGCCTGATGGTATCAACGAACCATTTATCTATGAAGAACCTAAAGTTGTAAACTTTGATGGTTTAAATATTTTAATGATGCCTTGGATGAATCCAGAGAATGAAAAACAATGTCTAGAAATGTTAAACACAGCGCCTGCTGAAATCTGCATGGGTCATTTTGATCTAAATGGTTTTAGAATGTTAGATAAAATGGTGCAAACACACGGTTATGATAAATCTATTGTATCAAGATTTGAAAAAGTTTTTAGTGGTCATTTTCATCATAAGAGTGATGACGGTCAAGTATTTTATTTAGGCAGCCAGTATGAAATGACATGGTCAGATTATGCAAACAAAAAAGGCTTTCATATCTTTGATACCGAAACAAGAGAGTTAGAGTTTATAGAAAATCCATATACAATATTTTTAAGATTAAATTATCATGATGATGTTATAGACTATGATAAGATTGATATCAATGAATACGATCAAAAGTTTGTAAAGTTAGTTGTTACGACAAAAAAGAATAATCAAATGTTTGATAGACTACTTGATAATTTATATAATAAAATTAATGTTCATGAACTAAAAATACTAGAGGATTATTCTGACCTTAATCAGGCAAATGTCAGCGATGATGTAGTTGAAGGATCTGAAGATACAATAACATTGGTAAATAATTATGTAGATCAGTTGCCAGTTGACCTAGATAAAGATAGATTAAAACTTATGATTAAAGAAATGTTTGTAGAGGCACAAGATAGTGATATAAAATATGATAACATTTAAAAAAGTAAGATACAAAAACTTTTTATCTACTGGTCAACAGTTTATAGAAATAGACTTAGCAAATCATAAGACTACATTAGTTGTGGGTGAAAATGGTGCAGGTAAATCTACTATGTTAGACGCACTATGTTTTGGTTTATTTCAAAGACCATTTCGTAATATTAAAAAAGATCAACTAATAAATTCTATCAATGAAAAAGAATGTGTTGTAGAAGTTGAGTTTGTAGTAGGTCAAAAAGATTATAAGATCATAAGAGGTATCAAACCAAACACATTTGAGATATGGTGCGATGGTGATATGTTAAATCAAGATGCAGCTCAAAGAGACTATCAAAAACACTTAGAACAACAAATACTTAAATTAAATTTTAGATCATTTACACAAGTTGTAATTTTAGGTAATGCTTCTTTCGTGCCATTTATGCAACTAAGAGCTAGACATAGACGACAAGTTGTTGAAGAAATATTAGATATAGAAATCTTTTCTAAAATGAATTTATTATTTAGAGAAAAACAAAAAAATCATGATGAGTTAATCAAACAAACAGATTTTAGTCAACAAATAGTTGATAACAAGATTGAAGATAAGAAAAAATATATTGATGATATTAGCAATCGTAGTCAAGAATTAGCAGAATCAAAAAGAGCAGAGTTAGATAAATGTATAACTGATATATCAAACTATTCGCTAGATATAGCGAAAGTTAAAACAGATATTGCTGAATTACAAAAACAAGTAATAGATCAATCAAAGATAAATGATAAACATAAAAAACTTCATAACATGGAGGCAAAATTAGAAAATACTTGTAGTAAACACAAAAAAGATTTAAGTTTCTTTGAATTACATGATGATTGTCCTGTATGTCAACAAGTGATTGATAAAGCATATAAATCTACAATGATAGGCAAGAAAAAAGAAAAAGTATTAGAGTTAGAAAGTGCTTTAGACCAGATAGACAAAGAAATCAAAACTAGTGAAATGAAATTAGATAATATTAATAAAACAATGGTTACAATTAGAGAAAAAGAATTATTAATAAATCGTTATGAAACATCTATAGAAGAAATAGAAAAACAAAGAGTAAAATTAGGAGAAGAAATAGAAGAACTACGAGATGAAAAAGTATCTACAGCCGAACAAACTGGTGAACTAAATCAGTTGAGAGATAGAAAAACTGAATTAGAAAAAGATAAATTATCTCAAAAAGAAGAAGCAGTTTATATAGATACAGCTAGACATCTAATGCAAGATACTGGTATCAAAACTAAAATAATTAAACAGTATTTACCTATCATGAATCAACTAATAAATAAGAATTTAGCAGATATGGACTTCTTTGTTAATTTTAGTTTAGATGAAGAATTTAATGAAACAATTAAATCAAGACATAGAGATGAATTTAATTATCACTCTTTTAGTGAGGGTGAAAAACTAAGAATAGATTTAGCAATACTGTTTACATGGCGAGAGATTGCTAAACTAAAAAACTCAACGAATACTAACTTACTAATACTAGATGAAATATTTGATAGTTCACTAGACAGCTCAGGCACAGATGAGTTTATGAGAATACTACAAACCACAATGGCAAAAGAAAATGTGTTTGTCATATCTCATAAAGGTGACGCTCTAATGGATAAGTTCCCTAGAGTTATGAAGTTTGAGAAATACAAAAACTTTACAAGGATGGCAGAATAATGGCAGAGAAACTAACCCCAGCAAAAGTAGAAGAGGTAGTCAAACACTACGAAAATATACAAAGTGGTAAGACACCTATTCTAAAAACAGATAAAGAAAAAACTACAGAGCATATTACTGATCTACATAAACATCTCAAAAAGAAAGATAATAAAACTTATCCTTTGATACCACCAACAGATCCAAGATTACTCATGAGAATCGCTGAGTTTTCAGATGATATGTTAAAAGAGTTTGAAATAAAAGATAGAAAAGAACTATCTCAAAAAATGTATGACAGTATGACAAAGTATGGTGGTATAGGCCTATCTGCAAATCAAGTTGGTTTACCATTTCGTATGTTTGTCATGGGTGGTCACCCACAGATAGAAGATGGTAAAGTAAGAAACTGTTTTAATCCTCTTATCAAAGATTTTAGTCAAGAGACTATTAATATGAAAGAAGGTTGTTTATCTTTTCCTTTCTTGTTCTTAATGATAAACAGACCTAAATGGGTTAATGTAGAATACACAGATGAGAATGGTGAAAAGGTTGAAGAATATTTACATGGTATGTCAGCAAGAATATTTCAACATGAGAACGAACACATGAACGGATACATATTTACCGATCTAGTAAGTAAGATGAAACTAGATAGAGGTAAAAAGGCACAAGCAAAATTAATTAAACAAACAATTAGACGACAACAACAAAGATTGAGAGATGAAGTCGCAAGTAAAAATGTCAAAATCTAGGGGGTACTATCATACACAGACAGCTCTAAAACCGTCCCTAGCGGCGGCTATGAGACGGTTATTCCCCCTAAAAATCAAAATTAGTAGAGATATCGTAGAAAGTGTGATAGATGTCGGTAGTGGTTTCTTTTTAGCAGTTATTATACAATTGACAATATTTCCACTCTTTGATTTACATCCTAGTATATTTGATAGTATGGGTATCGCAATTATATTTACAGTTGTTAGTATGACAAGATCAGCACTATGGCGAAGATTTTTTAGAAAGAGAAAATGATGAAATGGAAAGATAGTGTAAATGATTTTTTTAAATGGGTCAAAGGCACAGAGTTAGTTGAATTAGATGAAATAGATGTCTCAGAAGATCCTGTAAGACCTGAACTTACATTAGATTTTAGAATTGCACACGGTCGTAAGATATTTGGTTTAAAATATAATACTGAGATAGAGGCAATTGTTTGTATTGCATTATGTCCTGAAATACCTCACACAGTTAGAGAGATGAACTATATGTCCCAAGCTGCAAATCAAGACAATCAAAGAGGTGAGATAGTTGTAGCATATACAGTATGGTCTAGAAAAAGAGGTGCAGGTAGAGAGATCATAAACAAGTTAAGAGAGTGGACAATAGAAAATAACTTTGCACAATTGGTAACTTTGTCACCATTAACACCTATGGCAACACACTTTCATATCAGTAATGGTGCAAAACAAATCAATATAAATGATGAAACACAAAATTTTGAGTATAAGTTATGATTAGTTTAGAAGAATACAATAAACTAAAAGAGTATTATGATTTTCAAAGAAAAAAAGAATATAATCGAGAACAATTAGAGGACGCAATCGAAGAAGTAAAAAAGAGAACTGGTCTTGGTCCATTTTCTGTTGACGAGATATGGAGTAGATTAGAAGAAAAAGACTATCAAGAGCCGCCAAATAATTGGGTGCCAAGAGATCCTAAATGGCGAATACAAGGAGAATAAAATGAGTAGACCTATAATGAAAGAACTAGATTTATCACCACATACTGGTAATTTAGAGGCAGTTGCAACACTACTAGATGATTTAGAAATGGCAAAAGTAAAAACAAAATATGCAAAGACTGGTTGGGATGCTATATCTTTACATGGTTATGGACCTAATCCTGAAGATATATTGAAGCCCGGTGTTTTAAAAAGTTCAGTAGATATAGATACAAAACTACAATGGACAACACTAAAAGATAATGAGGTTATGAAACCAGTATTAGAAATGTTAGATAGATTGCCTTGTGATTTTGAGAGAGTTAGATTTATGAAACTAGAAGCCGGCAAAGTTATCGGCAAACATACTGATAAAATTGATAAACAAATAGGATTTGATGACGGCGATATTATTAGAATACATATGCCAATTAGAACAAACAATCAAGTTGTTTTTACATTGTATGAAAGCACAAAAGATAAAGACGGCACAGAGTATAATCTAGAGACTGGACATTATTATTATACTGATGTTACAAAAGCTCATGCTGTAAGAAATACTAGTGATGTTGATAGAATACATTTAGTTGCTGACTGCTACTCTAACGAAAAGATGAGGGCTTTACTTAATTAATTATTTGTGATATACTTACTTTATGAATCATGCCAAAGAAACAGACTTTGAATCGATAAAAGAAATATTTTATCAACATAAGAAATGGTTTCCACATATAAGAACAGATTACATGAAACGCATGATTGCAAAAGAAAATTTAATATTTGATAATAATGTAGTGATTACATATAATTTTTATAAAAGAAAACAAAAAATAGGTCGACTATTCCCAGGAATAGGTGATGTGATTGCTCAACAAGGCGATTGTATATTACATCAAATCGCAGCTAAATATCACAATGGTTCTGCAAGTCAAGCACTACAAAAGTTTTTTGAATTTGTAGATCCAAGACGAGTATATCTAAGTGTTCGTAGTGATAATGAAGTAGCAAAGAAATTTTATCTCAAAAACAATATGAAACTAGTTGGCACCACATCATGGGCAAAAGGCACACTACCAGGAGATGTTTACTTATATGACAGATAATCTACAACAAGTTCATGATGATTGGAAGAAGAAAGGTTTTCCTTATTATCCAAAAAATAGAGAGTGGCGAAATGAAATATTTAATCAGTTAGTAAATTTTAGACGAGACACACTCATTGATAGAAAGAATAAAATCATAGGTCAATCTGCACATGGGTTAAATCTTGCATGGTCATACATGGAACACGCATGGGGTATCAAATGTGGTAAAATGAAAACACCTATGGAGATATGGGAAGATGAAGAACATCTTAAAAAAGGTTTAAATAAAATATTATCAGGCACATTCTTTCAAAAGAAACCTGCTCATATGATTACAGAATCAGATATGCGATCTATGTTAAGACGATATAGTGGCACTCAAATGGTTTCTAATTTTAGACCTACTGCAGCTGCAGCCATGTATGATGTTTTTGTAGATAAAGATAGTCCACTTGAAGGCACAGTTGCAGGCACAGTATGGGATCCTAGTATGGGTTATGGTGGTCGATTACTTGGTGCGATTGCAGCTGGTATTAATTATATCGGTACTGATCCTTGTATACCTACATATGAAGGATTAAAAGGCATATTAAATGATTATGGTAATCCACATAACACATATAAACTACACAGACAAGGTAGTGAAACATTTATACCAGAAGATGAAAGTCTAGATTTCGTATTTACGAGTCCACCTTACTTTGGTTGGGAAGCATATGGTGATGAACCAGAACAATCAAGTATTAAGTTTTCAACTAGTGATATATGGAAAGAAAAGTTTTTAAAACAGACTATTGCCAACGCATACAAAGGTCTTAAAACTGGCAAATATCTTGCACTCAATGTTGCTAATACAAAACAGTATAAGACATTTGAAGAAGATACAGTTTCACTTGCAAAAGATGTAGGATTTCAACACACAGATACATGGTGGTTATCACTATCTACTCAACAAGGAGGATCTGCTGTGTCAACTATTGATGGTGATATACAAGAGACTAAACAAAAACAACAATATATGGGCGAATATAAGAGACCAGATATCTCAGGCCGTAAATTTGAACCCACTTTTATCTTTCAAAAGTAGAACAAAGTAAGAACAAACATAACTGCGACATTCTGTCAGCAGATAAACCCTTGAAAAACAAGGGTTATTTTATTCCAAAAAAAGTGGTAAATATGCTTGACTTTTAGACCGAAATACGGTAGCATGATAATATATGCAAAAAACAAACAATATCAATAATCAGGCAAAATCATATCTTGCAAAATTACTTGCTACTGAAAATATATCAGTAGAACACAAAAAAGTACAAACTGCTTATTTTGATGTCAAATCTAGATTACTTGTTTTACCTATATGGAAACACATGAACGAGGATATTACAGATTTACTTATTGCTCACGAAGTTGGTCATGCACTATTTACTCCACAATCAGGTTGGGAAAAGTCTGTTATTGAAAAAAAGATTCCTAAATCATTCTTGAATGTTATCGAGGATGCTCGTATTGAAAAACTAATCAAAAGAAAATATCCAGGTTTATCACAATCATTTATCAAAGGCTATAGAGACCTTATTAGAAATGATTTCTTTGGCACTAAGAATAAAGATATAAACGAATTATTACTTATTGATAGATTGAATATTCATTTCAAATCATCTCATGTAGAATCTCCTGTTATATTCAAAGATGAGTATGAACAAGATGTAGTTTCTAGAATGAATAAATTAGAA